TTATACAGTTTCATTATCTTGGGCGCATTCTCCTGCATTAAAGCATTCCACTTCAAAGCTAATTCATACCAGCTTCCTCGGTAAAACTTACTCATCAAAATACTGCGCTCTTGCGCTTTGCCTACCAATATTTGCACTTCTCCCAAAGTTATCTGCTTCTTTTCAGATACGCCCTTTTCGGTAGCGGTGGCTCCGCTTCCTCTTTCCACTACCCGAATAAGGAAATCTATCGCGGTAAATGTTTCATCCAATCCGTTAATCTGCACCGGCATAACTGTTTTATATGGGTCGCCGGGAGCCGGCAGCATCCTACCTGGCCCGGGTTCATAGGTCTGGGGCTGGTATCCCTGCACGGTTGCGTCAAACCAGTGCATTTGGAAATTCTGCAAAGTCCTGTTCTCTACTTGCTGTGAAAACCAAATGTTGATAATTTTATTCGGAGTTCTTACCAAATCTCCAATTCCATCGGCATAAATATCATTTGTTTCGGGGTCTTCCATCCAAACCGTAAAAGGCCAGAAATCCGCGCCTATTAATTCTTCAAGTTTTTCGTGCAGTAATATGTATTTGTCTTGAGCATAAACGGCCACCATTCTTTCAAACTTCTTGGTCTTGGCATTCCACATTTTGTGGTAATGCTCGCACAAGTTAACTAAAACATCGCCACCCGCAAATCTATCAAACTCATCTGAATCAACGCCCATCGCTTTTAATCGTTCCTGTTGTTTATCCAGTTCTTCCTTATTTTCCTGCGATTGCTTAATTCCTTCCGCGGATAAATTCCATTTTTTTAATTCTTCTTTACCTTCTTCGGTATATCTGTTATCCGCCAGTATTTCCCTTAAAGAACGGAATATATTTTGATGAATTATAAATCTGGCCGTTTCAATATCCGTAGGATTCATTAAGGGGTCGTATACGATGTCAAATACATCCAATACATTCACGCTTATCCCGTCATCCTCCACGTTTAGTTTCTTGGAACTTATGCCATACAAGAGAACATTCTTTTTATCCACTATATCCAGCCATTCAAACTTCTTTTTCTTAAACTGATCGTTCCATACTTCCTGATAAACCAGTTCTTTCACTTCATCGCTTTGCAGGTGGTTCCAATCCACATTTGGAGCGTCATCTATTTTTGAGAGAGAAGTTTTAATCGTTTCTTTCATTAAGGGAATGTTCACGGCTTGCCGTTGGGTAAGCCGATTCGTCCTTACTTTGTTTCTGTATAATTCATAATTGTCATCCCAAGCCTGATGGCGGCGTTCCTGAAACTCCCTTGCGGTTTTGCGTTCATTTAAAAGCTGCTCAAACAATAACTCGCTTGAACTTATAGATTTTGGAGTATCAGCTTCGTTGTATGGCATAATAAAAACGACAACTAAAATTAGTTGCCGCCCGATGTTCGGGTAAAGCTATTTTGTTTTATACATTATACCACGATCATACTTTCCTTGCAACTGTGGAAAAATCAGAAGGCGACATTTCAACCCTAAATTGTTCAATGTGTTTTATTTCTATTGTTTCTTTGCCTCGCTTCCATAGCTTAATTTGTCCTTCAATTTCAGCCAACAATCCTAATTCGTCAAAATTAAGTATGGCTTTGCCGTTTCTTATGTTAAATACTCCTTTTTCAAATAGTTTATGTATTATCAACCGACAACGTTCCGTTTCTTGCAACGTTGCGCCTTCTAACGTAATCAGTATGGTTCCTTTTTCCATTTAGTAATTTATATCGCTATCTCCGTAATATGGTTTTATCGGACTTGTGGCCGATGCCATAAATGTTTTCGCGGGCTGATAAGAATAAATCGCATATCTTAACGCATCGCACAAATGGTCGTTAAACTTTTCGGGCAGTTCTTTGGCTTCCTTGTTTTCTTCTTTACTTTCAGGATAATGATACATACTCATTTCATCCAGCGTTTCCTTGCAGGTATTGAATACTAAAAATCTTTTCTCATAGATTAGCTGTTTAATATGGCTTAATCCGCCTTCTATGTCTTTGTCAGTATCATAAATCGGGATATTGGCTCGCTTGCATTCTTCAATACGATCCGGCTCCGCTGGGTCTGGATATACTTTCGTAATATGGTGGTCTTTTATTTTATTTTGCAATACCTGTATGATTTCCGCGGTTGTTTTTTCAGCCGATTTCCATTCATCAACAATATACCAAACATTGTCATATAAATAACAAACTATAATGGCGGCCGGATTGCGAAAGCCCCAATCCACGCCGGCTACCCTCGCTTCCGCTTTCTTCTGCAAACCCTGTAACGGCTCTACAACGGCTTCTTGGGGCAAGTCCCATACTAGACCGGTCATCTTCCTAAACTCGCCCTCGTAGCGCCTCGCAAACTCTTCCGGTGGCAATCTTCGCTTTTCAGCATCATAAAA